TGCGACCAAATAATTGCTGCTCGTAAAATTTTGCTTAGATTTTAATACAAGGTTACGACCACCCACTGACAAGGCATCGAATTTGGCGTTAGTTGTGGTTGTTGCAATAGCCTGCGCTTGATTAGCGTCGATTTTAGTTTGATTAATCGTTGTGATGTCTGCAGCAGCTTTATCGCTTGCTGATTTAATCGTGTCAATTCGCTGAGATAAAGCAAGGTCGGCACTGGCATAACTGCTATTAATCGTCTGTATCTCGCTAGACAAAGAATTTTGCTGTGTCTTGATGCCGCTAATCTCTTGCTTAAAATCCGCGCCATCTTTTTTGAGTGTATCCACATCAACAATCGTGTTGGCAATCGCTTGCTTGCTTTTCTCAATATCAGCTACCGCCGTATTAAGGTTGGCTGATTCTGATGCTAAATTTGCATTGGTTACAGACAGGTTTTGACTAATCGCATTGATGCTTGTTTCGATACTTGGGATTTTACCTACACCAATTTCAAGCGTGGGTATTTTAGCAACACTGGTCTCAATGCTTGGTATCTTGGCAACGCCTGCTTCAAGCGTGGGGATTTTGCCAATCGGTGCTGCCAAATCTTGTGCAAGTTGCGTTTGGGTGATTTGACCGCTTAACAGCGTTAAGACTTTATCGGCACTGGCATCCGTAGTACCGCTTACCCAATTTGACCAGTCCGACACGTTGCCTAGTTTATCGACGATACGCCCACGGTAGTATTGGGTTAAATTACCTTGTAAACCATTGATAGTAGTATTATTGGTAGGGTAAGAGTATATACCTAATAACACTGCATCTGAGCCATTGGCATTGCTTGCGACTTGTATCTCAGTATAGTTAGCATCACTTGAGCCGTTGGCAAATACCCATGACACGTCCATGCCAAACAGCTTACCCACGGCTTTGATATTCGCAAGCGCAGGCGGTTTACCTTGTTTACCTGTGATAGTGGTAAGTGCTGAATTGGCAGCAAGACTTGCCACGTCAAACGGTGATATTGCAGTGACACGCGCTTCATAGTTGCCCGCATACACGCCGACGATATCAGCAGATACACCGCTTTGTTTAGGCATAACTATCCAGTTGCCGCCATCTTTGCGCCATTCAACTTGATAATGACTTGCCATCGCCACTTGCCCCCAACTAATAGTAAGGGTAGTGACGGCTTGCCCTTGGTGCGTAGCAATCGACTGTGACAGATTAACAAAGCTAGGCGCATCGATACGATAGGCGTCATTAACGGTGATTTTACGTGGTGTGACTTTAACGCTTGACTCAATGCCTGTAAATTTTTTAGGCTCGTATTGCACGCCGGTAATCGTAAAGGTTTCATCATCTTTAGTAATCGACATCACCCGAAATTGCATCAACTGCAAATCAGGGCTATTAATCGCCCAGACGTGTTGCGGCTCGATACTATCAAAAGGTTTATCGACAGTGATGACACGCCCATTAACCGCCACAATCGCACGGCTTTCGGTGGCGTCTGCCCCGTTGATAAGTAGCGTATCGCCAACTTTTGCGACAACATCACGATCAAGTGTCACGGCATCTTTGGCGGTATTAATTGCAGACACACGTCCGCCGTTGGCTCGACCTGCAAAGATTTCATCCGATACATTGATTATATCGCCCACTTGTGGGATAAAACCGTCTAAGCCCGTTTTAAACGATACTTGCTGTGTTTCTAATTGCTCAGAAAGCAACGCCCATTGTCCGACACGATAGGCTTGGGCTTGTGACGTGCAGCCAAACGCTGAGATATCAAGCTGACGAATGCCAAGGCGTGCAATGGCTTCTTCATCTTTTACCCATTCATAGTCGGTTTCAAAATCGTTGTTGGGGTCATCCCAAGCGACCTTTACCACTGTATGACGGTCACGTGCGCGGCTGCCTGTGTATTTAAACAAACCATCGACCACATTGGCCCGGCTATACGTAAATACTGGGTCTTTGGGTACATCGGCATTAACGACAATTGACTGACCATTCCAGTAGCTTAGCGCACGAAACACACCCGCAAGCTGTGACAACACATGATAAGCGTCCTCGGTTTTTTGCAGGTACAGGTTGACCGTAAAACGTGGTTCTTTGCCCCCTTTGCCGTCATCGACTAACTCGTCACAATAGCGACCCATCTCATACAGCGACCATTTATCCACCATGGATGCGTCAAGGCGTGAGCCGATGCCATAGCGTTTTGATAGGCACAAATCATAAAACACCCAGGCAGGATTATTGCTATATGCCTCGATAAATGTACCGTCCCACAAGCCATTATAAGTGCGAGTTTGTGCATTATAATTGCTAGGCACACGAATGATTTTACCTTTTAAGCGCACCGCCAATTTGGCAATATTTTGAAAGGATTTGGCATCGTACTGTAATGCAAGCAACGCGGTATTCGGGTAGCATAATTTGCTGTCAATAATCTCTTGTACCGCATCGACATACATTTTATCGCTGATATACTCGCTGGTGCTATTTGCGGTAATACGGCGCACACGGATTTGCCAGCCTTTTTTAGCAGTAGGTAAGTCAATGCGGTGCGTGCGCACATACCCAGTCGATGCCTTATCTTCGACTTTTGCGCTGAGTGCTTCAATCCACGCGCCGCCATCGGTCATTACATCAATGGCATAATCGATACGATAGCCTGACACATCGCCATTATCCTTATTTGTTTGAGCAAGTCTATCCCATTTAAGGCGTACCGCCACCGCTGATAACTGTAAGTTAGTAAAGGCACGGGTAAAAGGGCGGTCATGGCGTAATTCGACGGATACGCCGATTTCATTGACAACACTGTCAAACCCTGCAATATGGCTTTGGTCATTGGTACCATTTCTAACGTCAAAACTGACGTTTTTAAAATTATCCACGCCATTGGTTCTAATAGGGGTTTTCTCTAGGCGAATGGATTCCGCCCCGTTTGCCAAGCCTGCGATTTCGCCTTCTGCCAAGCCATATAAAATCTTGACAGTTTGCACGCTTGATACGCTGTCTTGTGCAATCACGGGGGTACGTGGGTTGCTTTCACCTTTTTTATGACCTTGTACTAACATTGTTTACCCTTACTTGCTATCTTCTGTGTAAATCCCCGCTGAGCAGATAAATCCGCCCACATCTCGCTCACCGTAGAGTATCGGCACAGGATTGCCCTGCGCCACGGTTGTCACTGCGCCGCCAAATCCATAGTTGGCTTTGTTGCCATCGGGGTCATTTTGCCCCAGTTTTGGCGTTGGCATCAGTAGCCCTGCGACACCGCCAAGCATCAACCCTATACCTGCGCCGATTAATGCTTGCGAACCTGGTACAAATAGACCAACGCCGACCATGATTGCCCCACCAATCACCTGCAGCCAATTAAACGCATCACCACCAGCGCCAACTACCTGCGGCACAATGTGTATCACTTCCTTGTCGGTGACATCGTTAAGTTCACGCTCACCAATATTTTTACCCAGTTGCTTTAAGTTTTTGGCTTTGGTTTTATCACCGATAAATACGGCAAACTTTAAGCCCTGTGATTCGCTATCAAGCATAAATTTTTTAAACTTGGGCAACTGACAGGCTAAGGCATGACTTGCTTCAAATGCTGATTGCACATCAAGCCGAAACTGCTTACCAAATTTTTTAGCCAAGAGGCCGTGTAAGATAATGAGTTTCATACAAAATCCTTATGACGCACAGTGATTACTGCGCGCCGTTGCCAATTCTCACCATAGATTTCACGCCGTGACAATCCACCGTAGGGGTGGTGTAAGACGATATCGCCAAGCGTTGGCGGCACATCCTCGCTTTGTAGCTGATAATCACCCAGATAAATCAGCGCATGATTAACGTGGTGGGTTTTACCCACCCGGCACAAAATCACGTCATGCGGCTGCAAGTTATCAACCTGCACAAAGCCTTGCTGTTCAAAGTTATCCAGATATAGACTGGGGTTATTAGGGTCTTCCCACCATGCGTCGGTGCGCTCAAAATCATCAATCTTGATGCCGATCTCACGCGCAAAGTAATCACGCACAATCGCAAAACAGTCAAGCATGCCGTGGTGATACTCTCGACCCACCAGGGGAGCAGTAAAGGGTGTTGGGTAATGCGTATCAAAGTCCTTACCATTGGTAATTACCCACGGTAAGCCATGCACCTGCATTTGCACCTTATCACTGTCCGATGGCAAAATATCGCCGTTGGGGTGACTATGCACAATCGCTACGATATTGCCCATTGCCTCGGCTTGTACCCAGTCTTTAGGGTCAAGGATAAAAACATCGTTGCCTTGTCCTAAGTTATTGCACGGTTGATAGCTGATTTTGCGCCCAGTTTTAACAAGTAACCCGCAGCATTCTTTGGGTAAACACGCTTGATAGTGCGCCAAGATATCGGCTTGATTGGTTTTTGTTAGCATAATACCTCACACTAGCGAGCTTGCTGGATAACCACCAAATGGCAGTTCGCCATACTCACCAAAGCGTAATTTACAATCAGATAAGCGACCGCCACATTTATCTAAGGCTGGGTCATCGGTGGGCTGTCCGTCTTTGGTAAAGCGTGCAACACCCATGTAGCCACACTCCTCACCGCGATAGCGACCGCACACCGCCCAGTTACAATAACCAGTGATTTGGCGCAAAGGAATTTTTTGCCCTTCAAAGTCCACAGGATTTGATAATTCAAAGCTGATTTGGCTGTGGTCTTCATCAGTTTTTTGCTCGATATACCACGTTTGTTTTTTATGCTCACTGCTTGCCGTTGGCTGTCCGTCAAGATATTTAGCAAGCGTATGAATGACCGTAAGCTTTGCCCCGACCAAGTCATTAAACTGTAAGCATAGGGCAGACAAGCCGCCTACAATGCCGTTAAACACATTGGCTAAATGCAGCGTCGGTGTCGATGCTTTGCCATCGCCGCGCATTTCAAGCCCATCAGCCGTGATTGCGATTGCATGATAGGTTTTGCCTTGCCAGATGATATCGCCGTCATTGTGACCATGGAAATAAAATACCCCGGCACCGACATTGCTGGCATCAAGCTGATACAGGGTGATTAACCCTGTAACGCCCAACTTTTGAAAGTCATTGTTTAGCATTTACACCACTTTGCCGTCTTTTAAGTCACCATCAGCTTGCACCGCCAAGGTGACAAAGTTTGAGTTATCCGCTTGCTCAACATCTTTTAAAATCACACTGACATGAGATAACGGCTGTGCGCCGTTGTCGCGTGCGTCTTTATTAAAGTAGCTTGCAAACGTAGCGGTTGCGGTTTTAGCGACTAAGTCATTATCGACTCGCACTAACTCGTGATAAGACATTGGCACAAACCAGACTTTGTGCATGATTGTTTTGTTGATTGCAGTTGCCATAATTAACGGTCCTTTTATCCGTAAAATTGCTCAAACTTGAGCGAGATTTGCCAAAAATTGGCTTTTCGCTGTGGTGTCGAGTAACCGCCACAGGTGTATTGCTTGGTTTGTCCATGTGGGTCAGTCCACAAAAACGGGATGGCGCCCTGGTGAGCGTCGATAAAGTCCATGATTGGCTGTATCACAGTCGCCAAGTCGCCAGTCTTAGTGCCTGACCACGCTTTGCGTTTGTTGTTGATGCCGTGGGTCGATAGCTGAGTGTAGCCGTCACCAAACTGCACTTTGTTGACCGCAAACTGGGTGTCGCTACCGGCACCCATATCCAGCTTCCATTTAAAGGTTTGCATTAGCGTCTCCGGATTTCTTTGTAAATCATTCCATTTTGACCAAGTTCGCCTTTCACGACTTTACGCGCCACTGCCGCCATTGCATCACCCATTTCTTTGCCCAGTTGGTGCTGTGACTCGACGCTGCTAGTACCATCACTATTGACTGTGACGTTAACGCTGATATTGGTTTCACCGCCAATGCCTTCGCCTTTGCGAATACGGTCAAGATTTTTAACGCCAATCGCCTTGGTAGACGGGGCGTCAAAGACGTACTCTTGACCATGCACGTAACCTGCGCGGGCATTGGTTGGGATGTTGCCCGTGTAGCCGCCGTCCATAAAGCCTTTGGGTTGGATTGCGCTGATAGCTGCGGTCATAAATCCAGTGTCCATCGCAGCTTTAGCGGCGGCAGCAGCCTTAGCCCAAACACTACCACTGGTATCTGCATAAGCATCAAGTATTGCAGATTTAGACTTTAGCCAAGCTTTATGCAGGGCATAGCCTTTTTCAATATTTGCCAGAACGTGATAAGCGCGTGATTGTTGCCCACCAAATGCACTAACAATACTCGCCATCGCACCAAATGTTTGCTCATAACCACCGACTAAAATTGCTTTTTGATGATTCACAAAATCATCATTAATCAGTTTTCTAGCTTTTGCAGCCTCATCTGCAACATTAGTATGCTCTTTTTCATACGCTTTGATGATTTCAAGGCGCTGATCTAGTTGGTTTTGCAAGTTTTGCAACTCACTGGTGCCGTTAAATTCCGCCATCATGCTGTTGTATGGGTCGGCAACGCTTTTACGGGCAAAATGAATTTCGTTGTTCATTTGCCCTGTCATGGCTTCGCGTAATGTGGCTATTTGCTCTGGACTGATATCAGTGCGACGGTCATTGGCTAAAACCTTGGTTTGATAATCTGCTCGAATTTTATCAACGGCTGAAGTTTTATAGCTATTGATGGATGTTAGTTCATCTTCAAACCCCTTTCGCGCTTGTTGCAATGCAGCTTGCTCTTTGGCATTAATCTCATTGATTCTTGCCGTGACAAGGTCTTTGTGCAAGCCAACGGTAAGCCTAGTTTCACGTCTTTCGATTTCAGCATTGTTTTTAATGCGCTCTTCTTCAGTCTGCTGCCATTCTGTCGCTTTTTGAAATTTAACATCATATTCAAGCTGTGCCTTTTCGTTTGCATTTTCAAACCGTGCATTTTCTTGAGTAATTAACTCTCGTTGCAGTTTGGCATTATTGACCTTGGCAATTTCTTTCAGTTTGTTTTGATGCTCGATAACGCGCTTGGTCTCTTCACCGGCATATTCATATTTGAGACGCGCTTGTAAATCAAGCTGCTCTTTGAGCGCGCGTTCAGCATCTTGACGCTGTTTTTCGACTTCTCGCGCTTGTTTGTCAGCAAGGTTTTTAGCTTCACGCGCTGATGTATCTTTCTGTTGAGCAATCAACTGTGAGGCTTCGTCCTGCGCTTTTGCATAAGGCGTATTGATACCGCTTGAACCACCTTTAATACCTTTTGATGCTGGTGATTGGTGCAACAAGTCAACTGATAAACCATCCGCAAATAAAATGCGCTGAACGTAACCACCGCCTTTACTGTCATAAAAATTACTAACATTTTTAATAGGTACTTTAGAGGTGATTGGTGTACCAACTGGCATCGCAAAATCGATGCCGCGATGGTATTTGGATGCGCCCTCAACGCCAATGTCACCACGATAACCGTAATCCGATGTTTTGCGATAGGCGGTCAACGGTTTGCCATCAGCTTGGAAACGTACTAATTCAGCTGAAGTTAATCGACGACTACCACCAGACACACGAATATCCAAATGCGCGCCACTGCCAATACCACTATTTCCGCTGATACCAACCAAACGTGCTTGAACTTTTTCTAGCGACTTGGCTGATTTTTCACGCTCTTTAGCAAGCTCTTTTTCTTTTTCGAGTTGTTCTTGGATTTGTGCGCCTGTTTTGCCAAGTTTGGCATTTTGCTGATCAATGGTATTATTTAGTTTGACGTAAGCCGATACAGTCGCATTGGTGCCATTAGTGCCTAGCTTATCGATATATTCCATCTTAGTGGCATAAGTACCGAGTTTGTTTGATAGATCATCTAATACATTGACGCCAATTTGGGCAGCGGCTTTATTGTTTACCAGAAAATTTTTGCCCATCTGAAAAAAAGCATACGGGCTATTCCAGTCTACCCCATTGCCAAGCTGACCAATCATGGCTAGCAAACCGCCCAAGGCGGTGCCCATCATGTCAAAAGTAGCGACTGCACCCAGACCTGTCTTGGCGATAAATTTAAAGCCTTGCGCAAGCATATCCCCTGCAGCTTTTGCCTGATTTTTTAGATTGGCATCTTTAACTAAATCACCTGCCAAGTCGCTTAATACAGGGATAAGCGCTTGGGTGAGTTGATTTTTAACACCTTGATAGGACAGATTAAGTAAATCAGTCGAGGCTTTTAGTTCCTGACTTGCACGGATGGTTTTTTCATCCATGACAGCGCCTGCGTTTTCAGCAGTGTCCGCCCATAGCTTAAAGCCCGCACCACCATCAGCAAGCAACGGGATAAGGCTTGACGCTTCGTCAGCGATGCCTTCCATGTAAAAAACCATCTCAGATTGGCTGAGATTGGCTTTGTCCATCGCGTTATACATGGCTTGCAGTGCTTCTGGGCCTGACATTTTACGCAGTGCATCAGCAGTCAAGTTTGCTTGTGGTGCAACATTTTTAAAAAAGTCTTGTAACTCACCACCGCCAGTTGATAAAAAATCACCGACTTTGTCTTGCGTGTCTTTAAAAATATCCGCAAGTTTGTCTTGCTCAGTACCTGCAGCCTTGGCAGCAAATGTGTATTTTTGGATAGCGGCAACAGATGTGTTTGCGACTTGGGCGGTTTTGGATAACTCGTTTGCCAGTTTTACTTGTTCAGTAGTCATGGCAGCCAATGCGGTTGCGCCAGCAGTTGCACCCGCTACTACCCCCATTAAGCTAACTTTTGCAATCTCTTGCGCACTTCTTTTGATATCAGCAAAACTATTCACGGATAGATTGCGGGCGTTATTGATTTCGGACGTAAATCGTGCCGTATCGGCGGTCAAGATAATTTGCGCTTGTCCTAATACAGTTGACATGATTTACTCCGATTGTTAATTTTTGGCAATAAAAAACCCACTGCAATGAGTGGGTTTTTTAGTAATGTATTCTTTAACGTTTCCATTCGAGTCCGGCAGTATCAAAATCAAACTGGGTGCGCGGCTCTTGGAAAAATGGTGCTTCAATGATTACTTTTTTGGATGTTTTTAGCTTTTTGATAAAAGCGTCTTCGCCCGATGCTAAAAAGACGACATCATTTTTACCGGCATCTGCTTCGTTGACTATGTAAGTCTTTATCGCTTCATTATCAAATTTAACCGATATTTCGCACCCATCATAGCTGCAATGAAATTGCCCTTTATCAATACTAAACATCACATCATTGCCCTCGCCTTTATTGCGTAGGATGATGTGTAAGTGCGATTCGCCCTGGTAAGGGAATTGGAAATTTGCACTATTTAATGATGTTGCGTCAGCATAATAAGTGGTATTACCACGCATTTTGTCAACATCGCTGTCATATCGCCAATTTGATGCGGCTACTGGTTTTTCGGGTGGTGTTTCTTTGGCCGCTGATGCACTACCTACCAATGATTGATTGTTGGCGCTGTTTTGTGTCGTTGGTGCCTGTGTTGATGTTTCACTATTGCACGACTTGATCATTGCCCACACAATTGAGAGTAGGATAATACCAACAATGATATTTAAAATGGGCGATGTACGTTTTATTTTTGCGCCGCAATTGGGGCATTGTGTGGCATTTTTACTTACTTGATGACCACAATCCTTACATGCTATTAGTTTTGCCATGCTGTAATCCCTTTAGTAACAATTCGGTAAGATTACAGCATAAACAAAAGTCACTGACTGGGCAATGGCTTTTTGACTTTCAAATGCTCAAAATATTGCTGCATTTCAAGCGTTTGGGCTTGCCATTTGGCTATTTGCTCAGCTTGCTCACGGCGCTCACGCTCGTCTTCATCCACTGGGTCAGGGTCAAAGACCAAATAATCAGATAACTTGGTATCTTCAACGCCAGCTATTTTGGCTGATACATTTGCAAGCATGGCAAAATTAATATCTTGACGATACCCGCCAATAGGGTCAATCTGGTCATACGCCATCCAGTGCGCAAGCTCGTCGATATCCATCGATGATTTTAATTGCGCAACGGTCATACCAAGATGCCCAGCTAACTTAAACAAAAACCGCGTTTGGTACGCGGCTCTTAGTTTTTTTCAGCTTGCTCGACCGTGGTTTTGGGTTCGTTGATTTCGGCAAACGCTTTCATCGCGTTGTCAAAAAATACATCTGGCAACTGTGCTAAGCTATCAATGTCTTCATCGTTAAAGATACGATTGCCATTAGCATCTACCAAAAACAATGACATGGCAGTCGCATTGCCTTTGCCGTCTGCTGCTTTTGACAGCTGCTTGTAGTAGGCTTCACGTTCACCGATGGTAAAGCGTTTTAAAAATGCTTTTTCGCCCGTGGTTGGGTCAGTGTATGGTACGGGTTGCAAACCGCCAGAGACAACGGCACCTAATAATGCTGCTTTAAAACTCATAATATTACCTTTTCATTTTTGATTTAATGGATAAAGCCATTTAACTAATCAAATGACTTTAGTATGGTTAGATAACTGTCACATTGGTTGGCTGTGTGGTGATGGTGATAGCCATTTCGATACGCAATTTTTTCTTGGGGTCAGTTTTTGGTGTCCAATCACTGATGCGGCCCTTAAATTGCTGGCTGAGCGATGGCGCTTGAGTAAAGATATACTGCCAGTTAAGTTCAGTACCGTCATCGTAGGCTTTTTTGAGTGCGATATGGTCGGGGTCAGACTCGATATAGGCAATCTCTGCCTTGATTTCGCCCCCTTCATAAAAATCTACCGGCTCTTCGACTTTGACGTGATCATCGGTGGCGGTGACTTCATCCAGTGTTTTTTTGCGGGGCGGTGGGTCTGCGTTTTGCAATTTTGGCACTTTTTTATAAGCGGTGCCATCGGTGGAATACTTTAGCTGGTAAAAGCTATCGACGGATTGATCTGCCATGATTAACTCCTAGGCGTTAGTTGATTTTAGGTTGATGTCCATAGTTGCCAATCCATTGATTGGCGATATAGCCCAGTATCATCATCGGGCAATTCTTGACGGCTTAAAAATTCTGAAAGTGGGATACCTGTATTAATAGCATCTATAACTTGAATGGCGAGCGCATCTAATTCGTCATAATCTTCATGATAAATATCGATTTGTACCCGCACATACTCATGACCGCTAAAGCCATCCATCGTATTATCTGGGATACTCGACACCTTGGAATAGATGACATAAGGGGTGGCGCTATTTGCTCCTTCCCAGCGCTGCATAGGAAACACACGTCCTCCAACAAGCGGTGATAAAATTGGATAAAGCTGTTGTCCTAAATTCACTCATTACCCCCTGTGCCTGCAATAACGCCACCTTCCTTTTCAATGTTTTCACGCAATTTAGCTTTAAATCGTTCAATGGCTTCATGTGCCTTGGTGTCAAATGCAGGGCGTAAAAACGGCGCTGGCGCATGCTTTGATGTACCATACTCGACAAATACCCAATAACGGGGATAGAGTTTTTGTTTAGTGCCTTTACCAATATAAATCGCGGTACCAGCTGACACCCCTAGTTCGTTAAGCTCCTTTTTCTTGAGTCTACGTTTTCGGATCGACGATTTTAACAAGCCTGGTTGAACAGTAACTTTATTACCTGCCCTACCATACACCATCTCATGCGGCTCATTTGCAAGCGCAGCTTTGACTTTTGCTTCTTTAACGATTGGAGTCGCTGCGTAGGACAATGCGCTATCCAATGCTTTTTTAGCAACTTTGTCACTAAACTGGGCAAGCGCGTCATCAAGCTCACGTAACCCCACGACTTGTACGTCTGTTGTGATCATACGCTCACCAAAAGTAAAGTTAGATATTCGCGTCCACTGCCCTTATCCGCCAGTGGTTCGCCATCGATTTTGTAGGTTTTGCCATCGTATTTGATGCGATTGGTGGAGTTGATGTCTTTGCGATAACGGATAATACAGCGTAAAGTAACTTGACTGCCTGCCGCTTTAGCTTGGATGACATCACGTGTTGACAATGGCTCAATATTTGCCCAGATTGTTGGACCTTCGGTGTACGTAGTCTTAGGGCTACCGCCAGTTGGACTTTGTGTTGTCGTCACTGTAATCAGCGTAATACGCTGCCGTAATTTACTCGCTTTCATTGTTTTTAGCCCTTACCAGTGCCAATAGTAAATAAAACGGCAAAATGCCAATTAGCCCCGCAATGCCGCAAGCCAAACAAACTTGGATAAAATAGTAAATGGCTTGCATGTCACACCACCGTTGGCGCGCGATACGGCTGCAATAGCATTTGCACACTATGCGGCAATCCGCTAAATGTGGGGCTAAAGTTTTGCACCGTCTCACTATTGCGGTCATCGTCCAGATAACCGCAAAGTAATAAGGTGGCTGCTCTTAGCGCGGGCTGCATGTCATCCGTCACCGCATCGGTGATAAAGCGATTAATCACTTGCTCACTGGCATCTAGATAGGCTTGCAAAACCACATCATTGCTATTGTCGTCATAGCGCAAATGCTGTTTGACGTCCTCAAGGGTGGCGTAACTCACTGTTCACCCCCGTTTTTAGAGACCAATTTCCAGTTTTCATGGCTAAAATCGCCTTGGCTAGCCGCTGTAGCCACCCAAAGACCGCCTTTTTTACTGACAAAATCGCCTTTTGCATAGGCGACATCGGCGTCAAACTTGCCTTTATACAGGTCGTCAAATTCAGGTTTTGTCGCTGATTTTGCTGTATCGTGTGGCGTTTCTGGTGTATTTGGCGGTTGATAGTGGTTATGGATAACCGTTTTTGCGGTATCTTCAGCCGTTTGCGCTGGTGGGGATAAATCCTTGCTAAATGGGTCATCTTTTGCATCCCTTTTGGCCAATGCTTCAAGTGAGTAGTTTTGTTGTTGCATAAGTGGAGTATCGCCACCCATGACAGGTGCGTAGCCAAGCTCGGCGCGCGCTTCATTGGGTGCGATAATGCCGCCTTGTGTGCCTTTAGTGAGATAATCAATCTTACTTGTACTATCCATGCGGATTAGTGATTTTAAATCCGCTTCGGTCTCTACGCCGTCTTCAAGCTCAAGATGAGCATCGAGTAGATTTTCGATGGACTCAATGTAGTGTTGCAGACAGTCGCTATAGTAGATTTCGTTCAAATCTTCAATCTTGGTACCGGTTGGGATTGAGCCAATGCCCACCTTAAACGGCGGTACGTGAAATACGCTACAAACGATTTCGCCAGTAAGTTTCAACTGATCAATCAGCTGCGCATCATCGGCTGAGATGGAAATGATTTCATATTTAGCGCCATCGCCCAGCACTGCCACGCCGCCTTGGTTGACACCGCTATGCGTTGCTTGCCATTGCGCTTTAATTTCGCGTGCTTTCTCTTCCGATATTGCCGCTGGTACTGACAACACCCCGTCAGGGCGACTACCATTTTTAAATAAAACGGTTTGATTGTTTTGGATGGCTATGCCTTGCGCTGCCGATATCGCACACGCAGTGATGGGCGAAAGGCCAACCAGAGGATGATACAAACAATTAAAACGGTCATGGATAATTTCAGACGCTGGCATTACTGTGTCAGTATCAATGTTAAATAACTTGTCACGGGCGATTTGATAAAACACGTCACCATTGTCAGCGACAAGCGGTTGTACGCGGTCTGGATTGAGTACATGCAATTGATACACGTCGCCAAAAATATCGCGTTGTTTCCAAACGTAGGTATTGCCGCGTTTGGTTTTTGAGTTAATCCATTGCTCAGCAAACTGCTGCCAAGTTTGTAGGTTGTTTGGCTTTTTAAAAATCCGTGTTGCTTTGGATTTGGTGATGGTTAGCACACCATCTTTAAGGCGCTTGGGATGAAAACGCAATTTTCCTACATCGCCACTAATCAGCGTGACACAGGCAAAAACCGTGTGATACGAGAATAAATCCGTGGTTTTAAGCTCTTGGTTGCGTTGCCATGCCCCCGTAAACGGCTCATTGACCGTTGTTGTACCGATGTTTGTCCAGCCACCGCCATTATTGACAGGTGTTATTGATTTTCTGCCAAATAAGCGGTTTAACCAGTTCATGTCATTACTCGCTGTCAGTTGTGGTATTTGATTCGGTTAAAAGGTCGGTTTGGGTGTCGGCTTTATCCGCTTTGGTACGTGTCTTTGTTTCTTTTGAGGGGTGCTCTTTGGCATAGCCGGTTAAAATCAAGACTTTTGCTTGCTCATCTGGGATGTCTTTGATATCACCTGCATAGGCATTTGGGGCGTTTTTAAGGTATTTAATTAGCATAGTGTTATCCAAAAATCGGCTATTTGTTTATGCGTTAACGCTGATAAGCAGGAGATAGGAGGGACCTTACCAACGCCAACGCATAAAAAAACAGCCCTGCGGTTAAGTAGGACTGTTTTTGGATAATTCGCTTCAGATTAAGCAGCAAAGCGTAACGCGGCTGCCACTTTTTGACGACGTTTTGCCCAAGTGATAAAGCGCTCAGCACGGATGGCTTCTTTATTTTCTTGGAATAAATGCACCAGTTTGCCATCAGGCATCGTGATAGTTGCGTCTTTGCTGTACGCCACTTCGACTTGACCTTCATCCGCCAAATAAAACTCACTGGCTTTGACTAGCTCAACGATGGTACCTGCACTTTCAGATTCAATAACAGGGATGCCGTTAATGGTTTTTTCACCTTTATCCGCTTGCAGACCTGGGAAAACTGGCGCACCGAGTGGCGTTTCAAGTTCTGCCCATTCATTGGCCCGTGTTTCAGACATGATATAAGCCGCATCGCTCAAGCTCAAATTATCACTGATAAACTGACGGCGTAGTCCCGCCAATGCAGCTTTGATGGTCGTTGCATCTGATGCAGATACATCGGTGATGGTTGCGCCATTTAGTGAGCCTGCGGGGCGGCGCTCATTTTGGGCTTGGTCATCGATAAAGGTTAAGTCAATCAGCATACGGTTTGACTCAATCAAATCAGCCAAAATCCGCTGATCGGCTTTAAACAAGTTAAACCGGCTTAACTCTTCGGTTAGCACAGAGATACCTGCCACTTTGTGGAGTTTTAATGTCACACTGTTGTAAGTCGCATTGGTCACAGGTTTGGCCTCGCCTTCACCCACCCATTGTGATGTTGCGCCAGTCGCCATACCTGCAATCGTGCTATTAAAATCAGCTTTGCGCATTTTTGATGCTAATTTATCGACGATAGTGTCAGCACGTAGCAATTCAACAAATTCATCGGTCAGCGGTGTAGTTGGCACCAACACACCCGCATTGGTTGTTGACATAACCTCAACGGCTTTTTGTAGCTCTTCAACAACTTTTGGGTGCATGCCCGCTGATTTGGCAATTTCAACAGCGGACACATAACTGCCCTGCGTGGCTAGTTTAGCTGACAGGGCTTTCGCCTTTGCCATTTGCACAAAGCCGATACCTGGTGCAAGTTTTGGTTCGGTTACTGTCACGTTTTTACCTGTATTTTGAGGTTCTTTTTCGCCATCGGCACTTGCACCTGCTTGTTCTGGATTTTCACCAGCAACAGGGGTTAGGTTTTCAGCGGCATTGAGTGACTTAATCAACCCAATTAAACGCTGCTCATTGCGTTCAAGCTGTTTGATTTCGTCTTCAAGGGCTTCAATTTGGCTGTTTTCATCAGCGTTTGGGGTGCGGTCTTCTTTGGCGGCTTTGGTCATTACATCGCCCATTGCTTTGCGTTTGGCAGCAATGGTCGCTTTGACACGCGCTAGCTGTTCTTGATAAGTCATAATAATTTAACTCCCCCGCTTGGTTGCGGAATAAGGGTTACAAAGGATTGCTGTTTAGCAGTTTCTTGCCCAGTCGTAACGCCGACAGGAGCGGTTTTTGTGGCATCGGTTTGTGATGGTGTTTTATTTGCATCACTCCCAAGCGCGGGAGCTTTGCTTGCACCATCGGCGAATGCCTTTTTAAAATCTTTCACGGATGTGATGACTGCGTCTGAGTTTGCCGGGATAGTGACGGCGGATAGCTCATACCATTCCCACTCTTTGATATGCAGTCCCCAGGTCGAGTCGATATAGTTGTATTCAAGCGTGCGAAAACCGACGGATAAGCACTTCACCAAGCCTGATTTGATAGATTGCCAGGCTTCATCGATACGGTCTTTGAGCGTGCCGTCTTCATCGATTTTGGCGATTTTTGCGGTGATTTCGATGCCAGCATCAGTGATTTTGGCTTCAGTCACTTCGCCAATGGGTTGGTTATGGTTGTGCTGCCACAGTAGCGGGATGGGTAGCGCAAATTTTGCCCCGCTTGGTTCAATGATGTCATCATCGCGGTCCGGTGTTGGTGTTGAGGCAATGCCGGTGATAATGCGCTCATCGCCGTTGTCAGTGACGGCTTTCACTTTAAGGGTTGAATAAGCTTTGGTCATGGTTAAAATCCAAATGTTTTGACTTCTCGCAAGTCTGTTGCTTCTAAGTCTTTTGGTGGTTTGACATATGGCGGTATATTAATTTGACCTTGTGCTTTTTCAATTAAATCCGCAACGTCACAAGTTGACAAAAATACTGGGTAAACGTCACCGTTAATGGTTGAGATTTTGCAATTTCGGTCAGTCACGTTGGCAACAATGGTTGTAATACAATCAATATTGATAATCGCTGATTGATTGGCGGTCGTGGTGACGTTGATAAAACCGTGTAAACTCATAGTGTTTTCCAAAATTTAGGCATAAAAAAAGCCACTGGATAAAGTGACTTTTATTTTCGTTTCATCTTTGACTTGGTTCGCTTGTTGTTTTTGGGTTGGTGTTTTAAATTTGGTAACCCTTTTACTGTGTTACTGCCATCATCAAATTTGTTAGCAAAAAACGAGCGAAAACAACCTGCGCTGTAATCATTGTTAATTTTGGTCATTAACTACTTGCCTTTATCTTTTTAAATTTAGGTGCTGTCATTGGTGGTTATGATGGTGTTGGACTCACCGACAGCGGACTATTGCCCCCAACAGGACAATCTACGCGATTACAGGATTTTCCACCCGTAGCGGTCATTAACTTTTATATCAAACAAAAAATACACTCACTTCATCCAATTTTTTTGGTGGCTCTGGGTTTTGACTCATTAATGCTACAGCGTTGAATGTGCCCATTAGTGGATCAATCTTGGCAATGCCTGATTGCTGTTTATCAATCATCATACCGTTGCCTTTCATCGTGACACGGGCATTACCTGCGCACCAGGCCATGAGTGCTTGATTAGCATGGATAAACTGCCCACCTGCCAACTTACGCTCAGTGGTTTGGATATACCCAGCTAATCTAATCCCTTGCGATACACCAAACATGATGTTTTCAGGGATGCCAATTTCAACAAACGCATCGACTAAGACGTCTTTTTTAGCATTATCAAACCCGATTGAGTGGAGCTTGCCACTGTCTAACAGTTTTTTAGTGATTTCAGCGGCTTGCTTGGCATCTTTACCTGCATCGGACTTTTTGTTGATAGTCAAATCGCCGTCAGATTCAAAATCTCGCAGTAACGGCTCAATTTGTTTGTGTCGCTCAAGCACACTATCAAAGCACCAGGCATGCGTCCAAAGTAGCCATTTATGATAGTTATCTTTGCACCTACCGACCACTGCATAGCCAAGCAAGTCATCCAAGCCCCCACCATCAATGCCGACTGTAAGGACTTCGCACTGCTCAATCATCTCATCAAGGGTAAAATCTTCGCCAGATTCAAGCCAAAATTCCGCCCCTGCCCAGCGATTAGCCCGCAATGATAGCCCAATCTCGACATTGAGATGCTTTGCCATAAAGTCTTGTAGCGACTCTTTTGTGTCTTTGACCTGCTCATACTGATTAATCAAATACTCTGTATCGACAGATGCGCCTAAATTTGGATTTGTGACGTACCAGTTTTTTGGGTCAAGATGCTCATTATTATCAAGCATTGACTTTGGGTACTCATAGATAATAGGCAAAAATTTGTTATTGACTGCCTTGCCATCACGTACATCACGCGCATAATCAAGCTTCTGCTTAAAAATCCCTGCTGGCGGCTCGTCTGACTGGGTGCTCAGATAAATCACAAAACCTTCGGGGCGGCTTGCTAATCCACCAGTTGCCTCGCGCAAAACACTCTCCGCCTTGACACGTTTGCCAAATAGCCAAAGCTCGTCAATCAAGATAAAAGATGCTTTAACCCCCGCAAGCGTATCCGATTCAGCGGCAATCACCTTGAGCGTTGCGTTGTTACTTAAGTCAGTGATAGTGCGAGTATGCTCAGATACATTAAAACGCACCCGATACCGCTCATTAGCTTTAATCATATCGCGAATCGGGATAAACGAGTTATCGGCGACCTCTTTTGTGGGCGCTAAAATAATTAGACTCGCTGATGGTCGTCGATTGATTAGCAAAGCCGTCATCATGATGCCGGCAGCCAATGTTGATTTAGTGTTTTTTTTGCTGATTAGTAAAAAAAATTCAGTGATTTTTTGACGCTTTGACTCCTCGTCGTATGCTCCAAAGATGGATACAACAAAATCAAATACCCATTGCCGACTAACTTCGCCAAAGGTGGGCGAGTCAATCATGTCCTGGATAACTAACTGCTTAAACTTGAGCAATGCGTTGACGCCAGTCTTTGGGTATAAGGGCTTGCACGGCACTAAAGACTCACCTTTGACGATACGCTCTTCCCAATCAGGCAAGGCTGTCGTCCATTGTGTAGTCATGAGTAGTGTTTATATTCAGCTGTTTCGGTTAAATCCAATTGGTTGCTTGGGAGGCTGTCGTTTGCCGCAATGCCTTTTGCTTCGTCTAGTCGTGACTCTTTTTTGCCGACTGACTCTTTTTTCGCGTGGAAATATGGCATCAATGCAGCGGCGGCCCTAAATGATACATCCTCATCAAACGAATTCATCTGCTTGAGTAGCACGTCCATTGGGTCTTTTGCTTCGATTTCGACTTCATTGTTTTCGCTTTTAAATGCGGCGGTTTCGATTTTTGCCAAATACTTAGCCACGTCTTCGTCTTTCGCTAAGCGAGAGCCTGCGGATGATGCTGTGCCCGCAGAATACCCGGCTTTGAGTGCGGCATCGCGGTTTGATAACCCCGCCACCTTTGCTCTAGCAAAAGCCTTCTTTTTTTTTGTCAAAGACATACGTCACCATGTTAATATTTTTAACTTTTTGCCAAAAATGACATTTTTTTTGCAAACGAGAGGGGGCGCGGTGTCCGCTGACCATCGGTTTACAGTTTTTTGATACCCCCCGCCATACTCTCGGCATGAGTTTTTTTGTCATGGCATGGATTGCAGAGGGTTTGTAGATTAGTTGGGTCGTCAGTACCGCCTTGAGCTGAATTGACGATGTGGTCACATACCAAGTCTTTAGGGTCAAAGACCTTGCGGCAGTGCTGACAAGTGTATAAATCACGCAATAATATTTGCTCACGTAAGCGGCGCCAAGGTCGGCCACCACGTCCACTGCCCCAACGGGATTTTGGTTGATGGTTTTGGCTTGGCTTTAATCGTGGCTTTAACTGTTGCAGTGCCATAGTTGCCCCAAATAAAAAAGACTCATAGCGACTAAACTACGAGCCATAAAAAAAGCTACCGGGAGGATGCGGTAGCTTTGATAGAGTTTCTGATTATGAGAAAATCATAGTGTTTTTTAAGTCATTTGGCAATATAACTCAAATCAAACTGTCATCTGCAATTGTATCGCGCGGCTTACTGCGTCTGTGTTTGAGCGTATTTTATCAATGATAAAATTAGTATATTTGCACAGCTCGTTACGACTCCATGACTTTTGAGGTATGCCACAAAACGCTGAGCGTTGACAACCTGACCATGTGTATTTATCGCCATTGGTTGCCACTGGGTAAGTCAGCTCACCCAATGCGGTATCGACAACCCGCTCGATGTACTTTGGCTTTATGTCTTTAGCGGTCAACTCATTAATAAAATGCTGGCGCAGTGCTGATTTATTGTGAGCGCTAAAGCCGTCGGTCATGTAGTGATAGCAAGCTGATTGGATGGGTGGCAAGCAAGCAAAGGCTTCGGCAGCGGCTCGGTCAAATTGTTTACGCATAGTTTATCCTCCTTGGCTGATAAATCTATCGTATGGTAAGGGTTGTATGCAACTCTTACCCAAACCCTTACCCAACTCAAAGCCTTGATATATCTGCATTTGGATAGTGTTGGGTAAGGGTGCCAAGGGTGGAAAGGGTTATTTTTAATTCTATAGAGAAAAATATTTTTATTTGTCTGTTGTCATTGAGTCTTATAAATAAATTTCTCTTATAGCAATAGGCGCAAAAACCCTTAACACCCTTACCCAGATACGCGAAAACCGCCATAGTGGCGGTCTTGGTTGGGTAAGGGTTTGTCTTTTAACCCTTTCCCAAAGTATTACCCAACGTCTTACCCAGTTAGGTTTTGGCATAAGGCGAATGGAATTTCTGGGGATTGGGATTGTTTAGCTCATTAAAGTCATCTAACGCAATGCGCCATTTGCTAATCTCATCGCCCAAATAAGCTTCCTGATTGGGGCATTCGGTTGGTATATTAACACAAATAATTGTAGATTTCTTGCGTGTTGACATAGTTGGTGTTTTATACCATAGCAAACGCTTGTCTTCACGGGTGCCAATAAACGATAAAAACTTGGTAGCCGTGGTGCTGCGCTCATTGTTTTGTTTGCACCATGTCAGATAAAACTTAAATAAATCTTGGGACAAACAAGATGAGTACGGCACCGCCAACTCACCCGCTGCCCACTCATCATAAAACGATTCCCAACTGGGCTGTGATAATTTAATCAACTGCTGTTTGGCTTTTGTCATGATAGCGGGCGTATGCTCGTTTTGTCCTGCCAAACTTACGTTGAGTAAATAAGTATAAAAGGCTGATACCATATCACTATCTGGGTCATTGACTGCGACCTCGACCCGTTTTAAAAGGGTGGCAGGGATTTTTGCTTTCGGATAGCTGACAACGTGACGTCGGTCATTGACCTCCAATGACAATGGCATCATGTCATTGGATAAAAAAACCGTGTTGACGTAGTTATCTTCTTTCCAACCGCTGACAAATTTCTTTGAGATATAAATCTGGTCGCCTGTGACTAGCTGTTTGACAAAGCCCATGTGCTTATAGCGGTCTTGCCCGGTAAATATTTCCTCGAACACGGTGTAAAGTTTGCCCGCTACCCAGTCATTGTATGATGACTCAAGCTGACCTTGACCCAATGTGACGGCATACTCACCATAAACACGGCGCATGATACGGTCAAAAAACAATGATTTACCCGCGCCTTGGATGTGGCCATGAAAAATCAGTGCCGTATCTAATTTGGTACCAGGCTTTTGCAATGGTATCGCAAGCCACCGCAACACCCACAAATACAAATCATTATTGTACTCACAGAGATGATGCAATAGTTCAAGGATAGGTCGGCATTTTTCTGTCGCGGTTTTGCCGTCGATATCGAGTGGCTTGAGTGGCAATCCCACAAAGGTATTAACAAACGGCTCGTCATTGGGTGCTTTACGGGTGCGTGATGGGTCAAACCAAATATTATCAACATCAACCATCTTTTTGCGCGGAGATTTTATCCAGCTGTCAAACGCTTCTTTGTCAGACAGTTCCACTGCTTTGGCTTCAATGCGGCGGTGTTTCTGGATATCCCAAACTTCTTTGGTGCCATAGATGAGTAAATAGCGATTAAAAAATCCTTTGGCGTCGTCTTTGCTAATCAGCTCATTGCGGTCGCGAATAACTTCGTCTTGAGTAATTGTCTTGGTTGATGCTTCAAACCATAGTTTGGCGATGGCTTTGTTGCCAATGTGGTCATTGAATTGCGTCTTTGTGTACTCAACCTTTTGCTGTAAGTCATAGACTTTGTTTGTTGCGCGTCCCGGTGCCATGATTTTTGCGTAACGCTGCAGCATGGCATTAAGGTCTTTTTGTTGCTGATCCGCAATCGCTTTGTCAGCGGGTGCAATGTCGTCATTGCTTGCGACAGGTGCAGGGGTTTGATTGACTACCGCCATGATTTGACGGGCAACCTCACCAAGTCCAAAGCGGACTGCTAAATCATTAAAATCTGTTAAAGCACCGCTCACTTTATGCTACCGCCTGTATGTCAAAATTAGGAATAATCACTTCACCGTTAACCGCTTTTGCTGCAACTTTTGCCGACTCGACGCCAGTGTTTTTGCCGGTCTTTTCACCTGTTTGAGCATCGTTATCTGCACAAAATAAAATGCGTGCGTTTGGATGTATGGCTCTTGCCACCTCACCAACTGGCAATAAATTGCCTGCGTTAAACGCAACATATACTGGGATTGATTGATTGATGGCCATGTAGATACTTGCACCTGTCGCCCATCCTTCACAGATAATCACAATCGGTGGGTTGTCAAATTGTGCTGGCAGTCCAATTGGGCAAAAACAATACTTAACCTGTCCACCGGTTAAAAATAGCTTGTTGCCATCTTTATCAATGATTTGCAGATTGCGGATGACATTGCCGCCATTTTCACGAGCGGCTAACGGTATCAATAAGTTGTCACCTTCAAAACGCGCCTCAAATGGCATAATCTGTTTGCGATTAAGGTATTCTGAGTAGCCTTGCATTAATGCTTTTCCGAAACGTGATGATGCAATGCCAGCTGCTTGATACTGCGCTTGGCGTTTGGCTTCCTGCTCAGCTTGCTCTTTGGCAACTTGCTCGGCTTTCCAGTTTGCACGTTGTTCTGGGGTGATTGTTGAGGTGGCACCAACGCCAAGGATACCGCCAACCATTGCCATCAAATCATAGCCGCTGGTGTTGGTGTAAAGCTCAACGAGTTTAAGCCCGTCACCCGCGCCACAGTTTGAGCATATCCAAGTGCCATCGCCTTTTTTGTTGTCACAGCGAAAACGGTCAGTGCCGCCGCAGACTGGGCAAGGCTGGTGTTGTTTTGGGGCTTTGTCAAATTGGATGCCAACCGCGGGAAAAATGGTATCAATCCATTTGCCATTGGCAGCGATTTTAATCGCATCGAAGTCTAAAGGTGGACGTTTAGTAGTCATGCAACACGCTCCAAAAATTTAGCCGTTTTGCCGCGGCCATTGGCTTTAACGATGCGCAATAAATCAGCTTTTTCGAGTTTTTTAGCGGTCTGTAAAAACGTGTTGCGATTGAGATTGTGCTCATTGATAAGCGCGTTGATGTCAATCACATCATGTTGACCCAATAGGACAATGATTTTTTGTGATAGATCGTTCCCTTTTAGCTTGCCGTATTGACCTTTAAACGGTTTATGCTTGGCAGGGTCAATCATGGTAGCGGGCGCATTGCGCGATTTGCGTTTTACGCGACCATCAAACAGACTGTAATAATAATTTGGGTCAATATCGCCACGTTTTTGCGCTTCGTATTTTGCCATCAGATCAGACTGTGGTATTCTGGGTTTGCGCCCCTTTTTACTTTCAGTGACTGTATTTCCCAATTCGCGTCGTGCCGCCTGCTCTTCGCGTAACTTTTTTTGACGCTCTATGTGTTCTGGGCTATGGTCAAACAAAAATGTATTTGATTGTTTACGTGTCAGTTTAAGCGCGTTATTGGTGATGGGTGTATCTGCAACATAGCCGTTTTCTTTTTTCCACTCAGCAATGACGCGCTCTTGCTCTGCCAAGTCTGTTTTTGCATATCCTGATATGATCATGGTTTTGACTCCATTGCTTCAGCAGTTAAAATCACTTTTTGAATTTGGGCAATCAGTGCATAACCCACTTTTTTCATTGCTCGACTTTCATCATTAGTGACTTTTTGGTCGGCAATGGCTGCCAAGGTGGTATTATTCATATCGGCAAATCGTTTCATCAGCTCAGCGATATCGTCAAACATTTCGCCATCCTCGCATTCTGGCAACTCAAACCAAGCCGCGTTGCCGTGGGCGCAGCAAATAGCATCCATAATCAGTGTCTTATTTTCCGCATGTGTAAGTACGTACTCAATGATGTCTGGTGATAAGGTATGGCTGTCATTGTTTGGGTTGATTTGCGCAGATACGGTGTTGTAATTAAGCCCATATTTGCCACAGATAAAATGCACCAATCCGCGCTCGCGCTTGGTGGTTTGATACACTGCCAAGTCGAGTGGCAATACGCACTTATCCGCGCGCTGTTTTGCTGTGTAGTATTGGTTCGACATATTCCCCTCGTTTTCGTCGTGTAATTATTGCTATTTTGTTGCTATGCTGATTGTGTTGATTGAGCATCACACTCGTTAGCGGGGACTGGGAAAATGTCAGGACGCAATTCATAGCATGGCACCCCAGTTACTTCGCTGATTTTTACAACATACTTTGCTGAGGCTTTTTTATCGCGAGCAACCATGACATTGACATTTGACGAGGTACGTGAAAGACCGATTTTTTCGGACAGTTCTGCGTTACCGCCTGCAATAGTTATGGCTTTTTTTAGAGCATCTAGCATTGATGACTCATGAGTATTTGACATTGTAATTACCTTTGTATTTAAAACTTAGGCATATAATTACATTTGTAATTGAACATGTCAATTACTTTTGAAACTGGTAAATTATTACATTTGTAATTATTATCGCGGAAAATTGACACTCAAAGTTACTGGAGTTCGCATGTACGCTGAATTAGACACATTAGGGAAACGGGTAAAATATTTTCGTGAGCAAAAAAAATTAAGCCAAGCCCAACTTGCTAATATGGTTTTGTCCAAAGATAAAAACACCGGTGAGCTGCGACCGATTGATCCGTCTGTGATTGGTAATATCGAAAATAGAGACAGTAAAAAAAGCCAACATACAGCAGGACTTGCAAAGGCATTGGGTGTGAGTATGGAATGGCTTGCGACTGGCGAAGGCGAACCTGTCCAGACGCCAGTGCGTGATGAGCCAAAAAAAGATGTTGTGTCTGAAGAATCAGCATTTGACTACGTTGTCATTGGTGGTAGCACGGATTACCCACTTGTTTTGGTTGATTACCTGGACAAAAAAGCAAGCTGTGGCGGCGGTTATGTCAATGGTGAATATGAAGAGAAAAAAGGACAAATAGCCTTTACGGTTGAATTTTTGCGTGAAAATAAATTACCAATTGACGGTGATGGCTTAGTGCTAATGCACGCATGTGGCGATAGCATGGGTTATACCATCCCAGATGAGACCATGATGCTGGTCAATCGCAAAGAGTGTCATTTTGAGAACATGATTAGCAAAGAAGTCTATACTTTCAACGCCGATGGTGAGATGATTTGTAAGCGCGCCTTTAAAAATTTGGACGGTTCAATCACGCTGGTATCAGACAATACGGATAAAACCCGTTATCCCGACCAAATTGTTGATAAAGACAAGTTTAATCATTTTGATATTTTTGGGCGTGTACGGTATACCTTTAACAAGATGTGAGGCAGTTATGGATTTTGTCGCATTGGATGTAGAGACGGCAAACTTTGACATTGGGTCAATTTGCCAAATTGGGATTGCGAAGTATCGACAAGGCAAACTCATTGATACGTTTGAGAGTTTGATAAATCCAAGATGTTCGTTTAGTCAAAAAAACATCGACATACACGGTATTACAGCCGGTACCGTCAAGGATGCACCCAACATATTTGATATCTATGGCAAAATCCTACAATTTGTAGGTGATGATGTAGTGGTAAGTCATACCAATTTTGACCAAAAAGCGATTATCACTTGTTTGACCAATGCCAACTTACCGTTACCCAACTGGCAATGGGCGGATAGTAGCGTGATGGTGCGCTCAGCAGTTGAGAAGTGGGCAAATAGTGGTTATAGCCTTGCAAATGTATGCCAAGCCTGGGGTTATCAATTTGAGCACCATAACGCGCTAGAGGATGCCAAGGCGTGTGGTTTTATCGTCAATACGATTTTGCGTGAAAAGCAGTCATCTATTCATGATTGGCTTGATAAGCCATTGACCAAAGCCGTAAAATCAATAAAGCCCTACCCTAATTCTGCTCGCTCAAAACAAGGCAATACTGATGGCCGTTTTTATGGCATGGCGATTTGCTTTACTGGTGAGCTGAGCATGAGCCGTGAGCAGATTGCCAATTTAGCAGCCAAACATGGCTTTGATGTTAAAGCAGGTGTCTCCAAAAAATTACATTATCTAGTAGTTGGTACACATGATGTCACCCTACTTGCAGGGCATGATAAGAGTAGCAAACACCGAAAAGCAGAAGAATTAATCACCCAAGGCATAAAAATACAAATAATTACAGAGAGAGATTTTATAAAAATAATTCAAATGTAATTAAATTTTACCCTATTAACTACAAAAGTAATTGACATTATAAATTACAAATGTAATTATATATCCATGCTCAACAACATGGATATATCGTTATGCTCACTATCACCACCGCCGATCCAAGCAACACCCCAACCAAGCTAAAAAGAATTATCGAAGTGCCGCGCTGCAATGGTAAATCTCGGCTTGCCAAAACCATTGTCAACATCCCAGGTAATACCCCGCTCGAAAAACTTAACGAAATCTACCAATCACTGATTGATGACGATATCGACCTTTACAACCCTCATCTTAACGTGCGTGACGCGTATATCTGCCATGCCGAACAGCAAAACGCATCGCTCAAGACCCATATCGCTTACTTGGAAGACGACTTAGCGCAAGCTGACCGCGTTATTATTGCGCTGTTTGCATCATTAATAGTTGTTGCGGTGATTGCCGTCACATTGGCTGTATAGGTGGCGTCATGACTCAACAAACCTACACCCCAGACTGGTCAAAAGCCCCTACCGATGCCAATTGGCACGCGCGCGATAGCGACGGTTGCGGGTTTTGGTATAACAAGCGCCCTGCCCCAAGCCGTGATTTTTGGGCAGCAGGTTGTAGCTTGACCATTGCCGACAACGATTGCCCTGTTTTAGACCATGACGCTGCGCTGGACAACTGGCGCGACACGCTCACAGTGCGACCATTTCAAGACCGAGACATCCCACAAAATCTATCTGATTATTTCTCTGGCAAAACGCCCTTTATCATTGCGTATGTTGATTTGCTTTTGGCGCGGATGGCGAAAGAAGACAGATATAGTGATGACGATTGCGTTGGTGAATTTCCAGCGCCGGATGCACATGATATATGTATTTATTCTCAGGATGGCGAAAGAAAGCAATTTGCCATCATTTTAGCCAAAGAGGTTTTAGGATATACAACACGCTTGTTTACATGGGTTTTGGGCACAAGAAAAAACTCCTTTGGCTTCTATAATTTAAGCGATAAAGACTTTGATTCTGAATCAGACTCTTGGTTACGCACCATCACCGAACTTGAAGCCGTGGAATTTCGCGCGGCAATGGAGGCAGTATATGGCTAATCAAAAAACCCCATCACAGCTATTTCGCCAATTGACCCGCAAGGCCAATCTTAGCAACCAAGTGAGCGCGGATGCGTTTATCCAAGCGCAGCAAATTTGGTGTGATTATGTCAACACAGTGACATCAAATCGTAACGCTCAAGACGTCAAAGAAGTGTTTGCCAAGCTAGTGATTGTCAACAACCAAATCCACTGGGGTTACTGCAAGATTGAGCCGACCCAATGGCACAGCTTTTGTACCCTGTTTTGTCTTATCAAAGACAGCGCAGACAATGGCACTATCCTTGAGCCATTGGACGATGACGCCGCCAATGATGATAGCAATGATGCGGAGGCTGCGTGATGGGACCTTTAATTGTTGCGGTCAATGGCGCGGATGGCGAAAGAAGACAGATATAGTGATGACGATTGCGTTGGTGAATTTCCAGCGCCGGATGCACATGATATATGTATTTATTCTCAGGATGGCGA